CAAACTGATAACAAAAATGTTATCGATAACAAAATTTTGTTATCTAAACGTGAAAACCATGTACAGACTACGTTTGAGGATCTTAGGGTTTTGTTATCTGGGGATTAGCTCCCGGAGTCAGAAAAGTTCTACTAAGACTAAACCGTTTAGTGTAGAAATGATGATAAAAATGGTGATATGATGTTCTAAACATCACCTCTATCACTATGGAATTAACACCGGAAGAAGAAATTTATAGTCTTAAAGCCGAAAACGCACGATTGAGACGCGACATTGAAAAACTTCGAATAAAATTAGGAAAACCTATAATTATTGATGGATCAGACATGGGTATTCTCAATCGTGCCAGATTAGATGCTTACGGAATTGATTACTAACAGAGGATCTTATATATGCCATTGATTGTGTTTGAGGGTTTAGACGGGTGCGGCAAGACTACCCAATTGAATTTTACCTATGATTGGTTGGTTTCTCAGGGTATCGAGGTTGTGGCTACGAGGCAGCCGGGAAGCGCGTTAGATAGTTGCCAGGCGATCGCCAAGCTTCTCAAATCCCCCGGAGTCAGCATCGGAGATTTAGCTGAAACTCTTCTATTTAGTGCAGATAGATGTGAACATATAGATAAAATCATAGTTCCCGCGCTTAAAGACGGAAAAGTAGTTTTATGCGATCGCTGGACTTATAGTACGATCGCATATCAGCATTATGGTAGGGGAATTGACTTAGGTCTTATCGAAAATCTTAACAATCTTGCCAATGGCACTGTAAAGCCAGATTTAACGCTTTATTTTGATGTGAGTGTAGAAACATCTTTTAAGAGGGTAGGACGCGCTAGAGACAGAATTGAGAGCGAATCACGTGATTTTTACTTTAGAGTCTTACAGGGTTATGAAAAAATCATCTCTCATCACTCTATAGATGTTATCAATGGGGAAGATTATCCATTGGAAGTTTTCTGGCAAGTTAAAAATGAGATAAAAAATCTTCGTTTTGTTTATTGACTACCATCAAATGTTACTGTATAATGTTAACAAATGAACAAAAGTAACTAACATGAAACTCGTAAACGCATTAGGATCACTTGCTGTTATTTCTGGCATAGTTGCAGAATCACAAGTAATAGCACAACAACGTAACACTTATGTGCCTATTTCCGGTGTCACCACGGAAAATTCTAAATTATTTGTTATGGCTAATAGCACGCGTACAGTAAGATCGGGAATTGTAGATTTTACTTATATGGTGCGTGATAGTCAAAATAACATCGCTATTAATGATGGTTTGGTTATATGTTCTAATCGCACCGGGTGGTTAGTTTATGTGGACGGAAATCCATTTAACTATAAATGGGTTTCTACTATATCACAAGCTGGTGAAAATATGATTAATTATGTATGTAATAAAGCGGGACGATGAAAGATTACCAACAACGTTATGGTGATCCTGAACTGTATGTTTTACATTGTTCTAAAGCTCATCATAGCACAGGACAAAGATGTGTGCTGTGTACAAAAAAATCAGAAGAAATACATCACGCCTATTACATTAGAAACAATAAAGATGTAGTGGGCTTAAATACTTTTCCTGTTTGTAAAAAATGCCATAACGATGTTTGCCACGGGTCTAATGTTTGGGTAAGACACAATGATCATATGAAATCTAAAAATACAGACCAGTTCATTTTTCATTTAAAAACACGCTATTTATTTGTCAGTCAAATTTTCAATGAACCCAACGGAGTTTTAAGTTATGGAAGAAAATCAAGAAGTAGAATATATAAAAAGAAAAGAAAAAAATAGGGGTACAGCTATTTCACTTTTTACCGGGGTTGGTGGTTTTGATTTTGGTGTTCATAGATATTTTAATGTTGTTGCCGCTTGTGAGATCGATCCTAAAATCAGTAAAACATATTCTCAGAATTTCTCCGGTGTTCCGGTTTTTGGTGACATTCGTTATTTAACTGGGGGTCATTTCCCCGGAGTCGCTAAAGGCATTGATTTAGTTTTTGGTGGATCACCTTGTCAAGGTTTTAGCCGAGCTGGTCATCGTGACTCCGGGGATAAAAGAAATTTATTAATTTTTGATTATCAAAGAATAGTTTTAGATATCAGACCAAAATATTTTATTTTTGAAAATGTTTCGGAGTTATTTAACGGTCGCAACAAAGTAATTTTAGAGCAATTTTTGAACGGTTTCACCGACAATGGATATTCCATAGTTACTCCCATCAAAGTGTTAGATTGTAGTGATTATGGTGTGCCTCAAACAAGAAAAAGAGTTTTTATTTTAGGGTATCGAGATGATCAGCTATCGCCGGAATATCCTCCTGTGTTATTGGATAAAAAGGTCGTTTTATCCGATGTTTTAGAATATTTACCTAATGCTAGTGATTATCCTGTTTTATATAATCGTGATTGGGAAAATGTTATTGAATATGGAATAATCACAGCATCAAAACTTACCCGTCATGATGTCGCCACTTTGAATTTGTTTAAAAGTTATCCTCAAGGTCATAGGGAAACTTCGGGGAGACGTATAAAACCTTTTTGGGATAAACCTTGCCCCACTATCATCACAAAACAAAGAATTATTCATCCTCTCTATAATCGTTATCTCACTGTAAGAGAATGTTCAAGAATACAGACTTTTCCCGACTGGTATATATTCAGTCCTGACATTCAACAAGGGCAAAAAGAAGTAGGTAATAGTGTACCCCCATCGATGGCACAGTATTTAGCTAAATGTATATATGATGTGTTATGATGTAAATTTATTTGTGGTGAAATATGAGTATTCAAGAATGGTTCAAGGATAAAGTTTTAGTTAATTGGAAAACGACTTTAGTTGGTTTGATTGGTGCGGCTTCTGTGGCGATCGCTTCTAATCCTTCTCATTTTCCCCCGTCTTTTGTCGCAGTTGCTCAAGTCTTAGGGACAACTTCTGTTTTAGGTTTAGGTACTGTTGGTAATGATCGTTTGAAATAAAAAATCCCCCGGAGTCATGCAAAAATTATTCTTGCATGACTCCGGGGGATTGATATATTTTATCAAGCGTATACTCCTTCCTGTACTACACCATTGATAATTTTAAAACCGTCATTTGTAAAGTCATCATTAAGTAATAAATGATCGATGTGATCTGGTTTAAATTCAGGTGGCATTATAGTAAATTCGTATGTCACAGGGTTTTCGAAAATGAAATACACACACTTGTGTAACATAACATAACCTTCTCTTACAACTTCTACGTTATTTTCATTAAGCGCAATTACATCTTGGCGATGATAATATTGTTTAGTCATAAATTTTAAGCTACCTTATAATATAAAACAGGGCAAATAAGAGTTGATTGTGAGTTAGGCGCAGGGGCTGTTACGGGTAATGGGCCTGTTGGAAGAGCATTCGTTTTGTATGATATTATATTACTTGATGTTTCTACATCACTACCTATATTATAAAACATGATTAATGATCCTGAACATGATCTAATTCCCACATTTGCTATATCAGATTGTACTACACCCCAATAGTAGTTTTTTTGTAAAAATACCGGAACTGATAATATCAACTTTTTAAAACCTGTAGTACCACTATCTATTTCACCAAAATCCACATAAAGATTTGTAGGTAAGCCATTGCTATCGTTATATAAACCGCATCTTAGTTTACTTCCAGTTCCTAATGTTGTCACATCAAACGCTATGGTAGTTATTGTAATATCTTCACGTATTTTTACTGGAAAATATACATATTCGGCAGTCGTGGTATTTGCAGAACCAGTTCCGTGTGCTTCCCATGATGGATACCATCTATTACTTCTATAACTGCTATATTTTTTAGCTTCTTCATTACCACCGTTTCCTGTTTCATCGGTGGCTGGTGCGTAAACAGTACCGTTGAATTTTAATACTTGACCGTTAGTAGGTGATGTTGTACTTACTTCTATACCTTGTATTTGGTTAGCATTCCACTGTGCTGTTGTGTTTCCTACTTGTGCAGCAGTGGTGTTATGAGGATTAGAAGTATTTCCTGTGTGATTTGTCAAGTCTACGATCGCAGGTACACTTAACGCTGTTCTAGCTGTGGAAGCGGTTGTAGATCCGGTTCCACCTTTAGCAATGGGAACAGTGTTAATAGTCGGGTTGGGATATGTCCCACCCAAGTCGCCCCCTGCCGCACCCGATGGGGTTCTAGAATCGGAAAGTCTGCTATCAGTTGTCCCTACACCACCCAAAGTTGTTAAAGCTGCTGATGAGGTTGTTGAACCTGTTCCGCCTTTGTTAACTGGTAGAATACCACCAATTGATCCTAAAGTTAGATTGGATTCATTTACATCTATGTCAATTTCATTATTAGTATTGTCAAGTGATATACCTATTTTATTCGAGGCGGCATTAATATTTCTAAATTCTAGATTGACACCTGTTTTTTGTTTAAAAACTCCTGTTCCACCTACACCAACATTAGACGCTGTGTTTGTTTCTCCGCCACCACCTTCCGTTCCAGTGTCATCTGAAGCTGGTGCATAAACTGTGCCGTTGTATTTTAAAATTTGACCTGTTGTGGGTAAAGTTGTGCTAACTGCGATTCCTTGTATTTGGTTAGCGTTCCATTGCGCTGTGGTGTTACCCACTTGTACAGCAGTGGTGTTATGAGGATTAGAAGTATTTCCTGTGTGATTAGTAAGTGAAGTTAAATCAGCTTTAAACGATAGAGAAGCCGATACTTCTGATGCTAAAGGTACAATAGGATCACTTATCGTGGATGTGGTTTTTACTTTACCTGAGGTTGTAGATGATGCTATAGGTGTTCCACCTGATACTTCTATGTTTGCGATCGCATCATCTATATAATTTTGTAGAAATTGTAGAACGTTATTATATTCAGGATCATTTACCATTATTTCAGATTCTCTTAAAACATTTAAATTTATATCATTTGTGCCTTCAGGCACAACAAAAGTTATTTTCTTGTTATCTGGTAATCTTAAAATATAATAACCAGGATTCACACCAGTGTTGGGTGTCACTGGTATTGTTATTGACCCATTTTCACCAGTTCTATATAATTTTATCCATCCTGGATAATGGTTATTATTAGTATCAAAAGTTCCATTAACCAGCGATATATATAGTGTAGTACCTACCCATGGTGTCCCATCACTATGTAAAATAGTTCCTACGATATTTCTTGTCATTTTATATAATATCAAATACTATGATACAATGATATCATATTACACTCATCTATTATGGAAATAGATACAGGACAGTTTCATAATAGTGTTACTTCCAAGCTGGATGAATTAGAAGACAGAATAATTCAATTGGAAAGACCTAAGTATAACCCAAACACATTAATAGCGTTATTAGGTATAGTTATAACCGTAATAGGTGGTATATTTACTAACATATACATTACTGTATCTAAGATTGATACTCTAGGATTAAGATATGAAAACTTGAACAATCAAGTAGCAGAACTTAAACTGGATATCAAAGAGGTAAAAAAACAAAATGATAAAGAATGATATTTGGATTACACAAATGGCTGAATTAGGAATGATTCAGCCATTTTCGCATAAACTTATCAGACAAGTTGAAGATCGTAAAATTATTTCTTGCGGTCTTTCTTCTTATGGCTATGATATTAGATTATCAAGCACCGAATTTTACACTTTTAAACATATTCCGGGTGAGATAGTAGATCCGAAAAATTTCAATTATAAGCATTTAGAAAAATCTGAATCATATATAGATGAATCTGGGGAATATTTTATTATTCCTGGTAACTCTTACGGTTTAGGCGTGGCAGTGGAAAAACTGGAAATCCCTGATAACATAACTGTTATCGCGATCGGAAAATCAACTTATGCTCGTTGTTTTTCCGGTGAGACTAAAGTTAAATTGGTTGACGGTGATTACACTTTTTTAGAATTGATTGATCGTGCTAGTAAAGGTGATAGATTACTCGGATATGGTGTAAAAGACGGTCAAATTGTCATACAAGAATTACAAGATCCTAGATTTATCGAAAATTCAGGTTTAGTTAGAGTCACATTGGATGATAATAAATATTTCGATTGCACACCTGATCATAAAATTCTACTTCGTAACGGTAATTGGGTAGAAGCTCAATATTTACAAAAACAAGATTCATTGCATCCCATATATCAGCATCACAATCATGGATATCCTGCTATATTTGATAGCGTGAAAGCAGACAAACTCGAAAATAGAACGGAGAGTTTTAGTAATGTTCATCACATGGTTTGGGATAGATCGGCGTTTAGACGATTTCCTCATATAATAGAATCATTTAAAAATGGTGAACTTTGTCATAACCATAAAGTTGCAAGTGTCGAACATCTTCATACCATACAACCTACATACTGTTTAACCGCACCAGAAACCGGGAATTTTGCGTTGAGTGTCGGCGTTTTCGTTTCAAATTGCGGAATCATTGCAAATCTAACCCCCGGTGAAGCTTGCTTACATCCTGATACTGAAGTTCTATCAAGGACGGGATGGAAAAAAATAGCTGATGTTTTAGTGGGAGAAGAAATTCTCAGCTTGAATGGGGAAACAGCAGAGTATCAAGCGGTTCAAGACTTCCATCGTTATTATTTTAATGGGGAATTATTAAACTTTGTAAGTAAATATGTCTCTCAATCTGTTACACCCCAGCATAAAGTCTGGGCTGCTATATCCAAGAAACGTGTTTTTGTCGAATCTGGGTATGCTTCAGGAAAACAAAAAGGAGTGCTTAGAGAGAAATCTATATTTTTTCCCTTTGAAAGAATAGAAGCCCAAAAGATTTTCAAAAAACACAATCTTTATTTTTCTAGGGATGTCAATTGGAACGGATCTATTTTACCCGAAAATTCAATAATCGGTGATCAGGTTTTACCTACATCGGCATGGTTAAAATTTATCGGATGTTGGTTAGGTGATGGTTCAGCATTCGTTCAAGGAAAAGGTAATCATGTTATTAAACTTGCCGTTGTCACTAAAGAAAAGAAGCGAGATTATTTTAGAAAAGTTTTAACTGATTTAGGCGTGAATTTTTGGGAAGGTGCTAGCGGATTTGAATTCAGAAATAAATCTATTTGCTTGTTTTTGAAAACATGGTCAGGAGCGCATAATAAGCGTATCCCTAGACAATATATTGATCTCTGCCCAGATCAGTTGAAACTTATTCGAGAGGGAATGATGATGTCTGATGGAAACCTTGAATCTTCAACTTATGTGTCTGTAAGTAAAGGATTAATAGAAGATTTCCAAGAAATCTCTTTGAAGATAGGAGATAACACCTCTGTCTGGACGAAATTGAGTATAATTAATGATGGAAATGAGTTTCTTGCATATTGTTGTCGCTTCAGTGGTCGTAAAACAACCCCTTGTAAAATTTTACCAGTAAATTGTGAAAAAATTCCCTATACCGGATTTGTTTACGATTTGACCGTCCCTAGTCATGTGTTTCTTGTTCGACATAAAAATAAAGTTTCATGGACGGGTAACTCATGGAAAGGACATCTAACTTTAGAATTTTCCAATAGTTCACCAGCCGACTGTAAAATATATGCCAATGAAGGTGTGGTACAACTCCTATTCTTTGAGGGAGAACCTTGTCAAACAACATACGATGATAGGAAAGGAAAATATCAAGATCAACCGGAAAAAGTAACTATAGCCAGATTATAGTAAAGTGACTTTATCGTAATACCCCCCGGAGTCATCAGAGGATCGCTTGAGGATCATTTGAGAATGACTCCGGGGGATTTGTTGCATACATTGAAAAAATATAGTAAGATTAAATGAGTCTAATAACAGCAGTAAACATATGGCTATCATTTTTGGTTCTTTACAGTATATCAGTGTTGAAAATTTATTATCTAACATCAGTAATGGAACTTGGGGATATTGCCAAGACAAATATTACATCAGATCAGAAATTACTGAAGAGATGAAGTCAGATAAAAAAAGAGCTTTAACTTTTACTGAATCCGGTGAAACATATGTAAAAGTTTTATCACCTTTATCTATTTATGTTGACTCGGAGGGAATTTATCGTCTAGCTGATGGTAATACACGGGTAACGACACTTGCAGAATTATTTAATGAAAATCCTGAATATCTTTACGATGATATTCCTTTCAGGATTTTAGATTCTGTATGGACAGCTAACGATCTTGTACGTTTACAGGTAGCTTCCAATGATGCTGAAGCCCACAGCACGATAGATACTCTAAAACGTATACTTATCGATCATGATGCTTTCTTGGCTAAAACCAGACTTGAAAAACCTAAAATTTCCACAAAGCAATTACAAGGATTGGTTAAAGAATATCTATGTGAACAATTTCAAAAATCTGAAATGCAGATTAATAATTATCTACGACTAGCCAAAGCTCCTGAATTTGTTCAGGAGTTAGTCGCATCTGATCAGATGGCGTTAAATACCTTCATCGTCGTTGATGGTAAATTGGATAAAAATTTACCTGCTGATGAAGTGACGAAAGTTTATTCAATATTAGGTGAACTGGCAGGTGAATCTAAGATCACTGAAAAACACGTTAAACAATACTTTGAGTCATCACCAGAAGGTGTTATCACCGAGAAAAAAGTGAAAACCCCTAAAAACCCCATTGAACCCGAACAATTTACAGAATCCTCTAATAACACTTTTACCAAACTGTTTTCAATTTCTGCACGGTCTTTTGATGATCCTGAGTTAAAATCCGTTGCTTCTGGGTTGGTTAAAACTTCGCTTAAGACTCTAGCTGATATGCTAGACATTCTAAGTGACGATCAGGCACTAAGTCTTTTAGATCCAGTTAAAGACGTTCTCATGCGAGCTTTAAGTGATACAGAGAATATCTTAGAACGTGCTAAAGTTTCCGGTGTTGAAGTGTCTGAGATTGCTTCTAAATATAGCAAACTTGATAAGACGGTTTCACAAGTTTATAAAGCTGTTTATGAGCAACCTGTTCCTAATACAACAGAGGAAATCATTGTAACAGATGAAGTTATAGCAACGGTTGAAACACCCTTAGACGACCCTTTTGAATAATTAATATTCTCTATAAATCCCCCGGAGTCAATCTTACATGACTCCGGGGGATTTTTATTGACAATTATGAATTGTCACTTTATTATTACAGTAAAGTCACTTTACTGAAAACCAAACATTATGTTAAAGTGACTTTAACAACATCTTAAAGATCATGAGTAGGAAAACATTAAAGAAAAATTATCCCGTCACAGCTTTTCGTCTATGGAAATGTGATGATAAAGGTAAGTGGTACTCATACAATCATGTTTTCGATAGTTCCGATGTGACAACCTATGACTATATGAGTGCATCTAAAATGATGTGTCACGGATGGAAACCATACGCGATAGCCATGATTCCAGGCAAGCATGATGCTTTAGAACTAGAAATGGTTGATTATGCACCGTTAGAAGAAATGCTAAAAGAGTCTGATCCCGTAGGCGTATATGCAGGTAATGCGATTAGGGAATTTTTACATAAACTTCCTGTTGATGGTCGTAAAACTTCCCGGAGTCAATTGGAAAATAAAGCTAAAGTTTTAGACCGAGCATTGACAATCGCCATAAAATCATATAAAAATGGCTCTTACGTCCCTAAACATCTATTAGAACGTGTCTTAGAAGGTGAACAAAATGTATAAAAGGATATTAGCGATTGACCCCGGTAATATCGAAAGCGGTGTAGTAATTTGGGATGGATCGAACGTGATCCTGTCAGGAGTTTTTTTAAATACCACTCTTAATGACGCTATACTACAACGAATGTATAAATACGATATAGCACTCATAGAAAATTTGACGCATCAGGGACGCGCTAAAGTCGGTAAAGAAGTTTTTGAGACAGCTAGGTATATAGGTTATTTAGAAAGATGTTTTGAAAATGTTTCTAAATATTACCAGTTGATTTCCCGTAATGATGTGAAGATGCACCATTGCCGAACATCTAAAGCGAACGATTCAGACGTTAGGACAGCATTACTTAAGAAGTATCCCAAAGGTAATGTTAAATCCCCAGGTGTCACTTATTTAGTAAAATACCATGCTTGGCAAGCATTGGCGATCGCAACGTATTACAGCGAATCGCATCGTCTTTAATATTGCTATAGGTAGATAAAAAGTTCATGAATAAATTGATATCCTCTGTTTAACAAAACAGGGGATTTTATATGGTTACTGAAACACCACGACCAAACAAAAACATTGAGATTGAATATCACACCAATGAAAAACTGATCATAAGGAATGTCAAAAAGTACCCTAAAATTACCACAAGAATTGTCGACATGGCAATAAAATATACTGAGGGGCAATTAGTTGTCCCGTCATTAGAATGGTTTAAACCTCAGATAAGACATTATGTAGGGAAAAGTATAACCGCACCCGTGGCATTCTGGGATGAGTTGTTGTCACTAGATCCTATATTAGCCAATGTAGAAGAAATATACAAAAAAGAACATGGTAATGAGATATGGGGAAATGATAGAAAAATAACTCTAGAATTGAGAAAACCATAACAAATCCCCCGGAGTCATGTGGTTATGACTCCGGGGGACATTTTAATAAAGTGACTTTACTGTAATTTTAGTTTTTCTTTCACTATATCAAACACTTTATACTTTTCCAATGTTAACCTTTCTATCAAATGAACATCATAAGCATATTCAAAATCAAAGAGAGCTTTAGAAATTATTGGACAATGTATTTTAAGGTAATCGGCGATCGCCTCAGCCACCATTCTAATTTCTTTCTGTGCGGTCTTGTGCAGACGTTGGTTAAGGGTGGTTATCCACTCTCTGACAGTCCCATTCATTATTAAACGTGTTTGAGTGCATTCTGGTAGTATGAAGCGTGCGGTTTCACGGCTAACACCTTTATTTAGTAATAATCTATATTCGTTTTCAATATATAACAATAAATCTTTTATTTCTTCGTCTGCATTTTTGTATAACGACGGTGTTAGAATAGGAGTAAAAACTTCCTCAGATGACTGTCGATTATTTTTACATTGCTTTCTAAGTTCTATTTCCTCAAAATGAGTTATTTCTGCATATCTTTGGCTCATTTCCTGTGGACGAATAGAAGAATGTCTGAGCAACTCTCTCCCAATAGCACGTGATGTATGAATTTCAAAAACCATATTTACTGTACTGAAAACTGACCAATGTTGCTCTAAAAGACAATGTCTGATTAGTTTATGTGGTTCATCAAACAGTTCGTTGATCTCCCTGGAACTACTTAAACGCGCAATCCCTACTATGATCTCATCTAGGGTTTTTCCTTCGTACTCTGTTCCTAATTCCCCCGTGGTTTTAGCTATTAATCGTACTTCCATGGTATCCTCTGTTATAATATATATGCACAGTATATCAAAATAAAATATGTATTTCAATGAATTAGTCGGCGGTTTCACAACCACAAAAATTATTTCGGCATACACGATTTTTACAGAAAAAATCACAAATGATGTAATCGAATTATCAAACACAAGTGATCCTGAAGTTCTCAGAAACAAATTACAAGAACTTGAGGATATTTGCAATGAATCTAAAGCAGTTGATGGTAACTTAGTTATTGCGCTCAATGCACAGAAAGAAAATATCACCCAATGTTATAGGGCAGTTTTTAGGTTAAAACCCCCTACTAAAACACCTACCCCCGTTGCTGAAACTGCCAAATCATAATTATAAAAGGGTGATATTAAATCACCCTTTTATATAGTTTATATGTACTATAATTAAATTCATGCTAACATAATTACATGGATAATACTAGGATAAATTATGCTAAATTAAGAAGTAAATTGGATGAAGTTTTAAAACTTCTCTCGATGATCGATACTTCAATCATGACGAAATCAAATTTAAAAATGCTTTATAAAGCGGTTTTAAATTCACTTTTTATTTTTAAATTGGTTTCAGTAAAAAACTTAAACATATTGGATTTTTTGGTAAAGTCACTTTACTATAGTTTCAATCTATTATTTAAAAATATATATTCAATTCAAGACCCTTTATCAGTTACTAAAAAACTGGATAGTGTTATTTTTTATTTAAAGCTATTGGTTTATAGTAGTGTCGAAACTGACTCCGGGGTAAATATAGAGGTGAATAAAGACGAGATTATTATAAATGATACAATCAGATACTATTGACCTTATTGTGAATGTTATAGAAATGACAGGTGATATCGATAGAGCGTGTGCGGTGTCATCTATAACTATATCCACATTTATCAAATGGTTGAAAGAATATCCAGAGTTTAAAAGCTTAGTGGATGAAGCTAAAGAGACGTATAAAAACTCTTTAATGTCATCATGGGATATTAACGCGATCGCTTATACTGACAGTCTACTAAAAGGTAAACAAACCCGAAAAAAAACCATTAGGCGTTTTGTTTTACCCAAACCACAATTAGAAGATGATGAAGAATTTAATCCCCCGGAGTCATTAGACTTGGTAGAGATTTATAGGGAAGAAATTATAGAAGAACTTCATCCCCCTAAATGGTTGCTTGAAAGATATTTACCACGGGAACAAGAAAAACCGATTAAGGTTGAGATTGACTTTGGAGCGATGCCAGAGTTATCTGAAAATGATCCAGAAGCTAAGGAGTTAGATTAGAATGACTCCGGGGAAAGATTTTGCTATTGTCGATCGTTACCATCCCAAACAGGGAAATATTGTGCATCGCGGGATAAAAGGTGTTCAAAATAGTATTTTGGTGTGCGGAAGAGGTTGGGGTAAAAGTATCTGTGGTAGGGGTATCATTTATACAACCGCCATTGATTATCAAGGTGCTAGACCACCTAGAAGCAAAGCTAAAATGTATAACGTGATTGCTATGCCATTCCTGAACCAAGCTAAAAAAATTCATTGGTCGCCACTAGAGTATCTTTTTACTGAAACTGATTTATCTAGACTTGTGAAGAACATCAATCGTGCAGAAGGTACTATTGATTTAATAGGGGATTTACCGGGAATTGCGCTGGCAGGACTCAATGATGATGGAGGTAACAAAATAAGGGGCTGGGCTGTTCCTAGAATCGTCATAGATGAAGCACAGGACGTTAATAATCTTATAGGCATTTGGTCGTCATTAAAACCCGCCGTTGATAGATGTTTGGGTAGTGTTTTCATGTCGGGAACACCTAAAGGTAAAGGAACGATGTTCCATCGTTTCTGTAAAGACATGATTGTACAGAAATGGAAATATTACCACTATCACACCAAAGATAACCCATTTCTACCAGACATCGATAGAGTTTTAGCTGAAGCAAAAGCTATGCTGACTGATAGGGAATACCGCGCCGAGTATGAAGCATCATGGGAAGATTTCCCTGGACAAATTTTCGATAAATTGGATAAGCATCATGTCTTATCTCCGGAGTTATTCCCAAGCACTTTTGATAGTGTTGTCATGGGTGTAGATTGGGGTGACATACACCCAGCTTGTGCAATTGTTGGTATTAGAGATTTTCCTTACAAATACTATGTAATTGATTACTGGGAAGGTAATCCTGGTGATACTAGCAACTCAATTTTATTTGATGATTTTAAGAATAAATGTGGCGAGCTTTGTAATCGTTATGGGGTGCATAGTACATACCCGGACGTGTTCCAGCCGGGGAATGTGAATTATATTTATGAATTTCTAAATAGTGATTATGAAGGGATGAAAAATATTGTAGTTCCTCATAGCAACGACTATACCCGTATGCGATCGCTCAAAGTCATGCCTTCACTCTCAGTCATGAATAGACTATTTTCACAAAACCGTTTATTTATTCATAAAGGGCTTGAGAATCAATTTAGAGCAATTGTTAGAAAACAAGATAAAATCTCCGGTGCTTTTATCGATGAAGTAGATAAAAATACTGGGGTATTTCACGTGACAGACTCTGCACGCTACGCAATTAATAATATAGAAGCAGCAATGCAGATATATTATGGATATAATCAACAATCCTATAGTCCATTTTCTGCTGACTCCGGGTGAAGATTGCCCCGGAGTCATAACAGAGTTTCCATTAAGTCACTTTACTATCATTTAGAATTATGTTTTATACCGAAAGATTAAATTATAAATCTCTTAACGTTCGTTCGGATCATTTTAAAAATATTCTTCCTGTTATCCATGATATACAAAAAGTTGCTAAAGGTGGGCATGAATTAGATCCTCATGACTATCTATTGATTAGGGATAATGAAGATCCTCAAATAACATCTAAACGTGTAGAAAAATTTGCCCCTGAGAATTATTTCGGTGCAGCAGTGAGATTGCAACGCATACATCAAAAATCTGGTGTAATTGAGATAAAACCTGATTCCCTCCCCGGAGTCATGTTAAACGATAATAAAAATGATTCTGGTGTTAATTGGTTATCACTTTGGGAGAACTTTTTTACATCCGTCGATAAGAAAAACAATAGTTTAAAAGATTTTGTATTAGATGTTTTCACACAAGCATTAGTTTGTAAATACGCATATGTTCAAGTCGAATTAGAAAATATTTCCGAGGATCAAATAGAAACTAATCAAGCGATCGCTGAGGAAATTCAAATACTCAGAAAACCATATTATTTTCATTTACCTGTTTCATCTATCATGGCGGAAAAAAATAATGGTGATAGTTTGGAATGGGTGAAATATAAACGATTAGATATAGTAGATGATCCTTTTTATAAGACTATCTACAACATGACATATGTGCTTATAGATAATGAGCATATATCAGAGTGGACTTTTTACGATGTTTTAGTTGACTCCGGTGAAATATTGAAAATATGGGACAGTACATTAAATAATGGCAAAGGTGGATATAGAACTATTAAACCAGAAGAGGATTACGCCGATGTGGTTTCTATCGCTCATAGGAGAGGGGCTTGTCCTGTAGTTAAATATAAAATGGATGATTCCTTATGGATGGCTGACCAAGTTTATCTAGCCCAAAAAATAATTTATGGTCTATCCATGAATATGCTACATACAGCTAGTAATGCCGGATTTATTCAGAAATGGTTAAGACCTTATATAGCGGGAAATGATACTCGTATCAGTAAAGAGTCGGGCGGAGCTTCTTACATTCCATTACCCAAAGAAGCGTTAGGGGAAATCATTAAGAAATATGCGGAGTCTATGGGTGATGAGTCAGTGATTATGGCAGACTTTTTCACATTTGAAGAAGTCAAGGGTGATTCAGTGGTCATGATAGAAAAACTCATCGATCGCTTGAAGAACTATATCTTCACTACAATACTTTTCAATAATGCTAGATTTGAACAAACATCATCCGATCAACAATCTGGAACAGCCAAAGAAATAGATTTTTATGTGCAGAATTTAGCACTTAAAGATCATGGTTCAAATATTATTGAATTCACTAAAAATTTAATCAAGCATACCTCTAGAGCTTTTGGTTTTACTGACTTAAGTGTGCTGAGTGGTGTTAATGTTTCGGGGATGGATAGATTCGATATCAGACCACTTGACAACGTTTTAGAATTACTTGAGCGTATTCTTAAATTGCCGAATGTGACTCTGTTATTACCTGAAGAATTATTAATAGAAATAATGTCTCAGTTATCAAGATTAATAGTTGAAAACACTACATATGAGTATAAAAACGATTTAGATAGTGCTATAATAAAAAAAGTACAAGCGTACTTATCAAGTTTGCCGGAGTCCACACAACCGGGTATTTGAACTATTATTGTTTGTCGGTATCTAATAACCGAGTGTATAGCTTATGACATTAGAAAAAAATCTTGAAGGTTCACCCACCGATGAAAATAATGAAGGTGCTACACCGGAACAAACTGATATCAATTCTATAATTGATACGAAGTTTTCCGAGATAGAAAAAAAGTTTAACAAAGCTTTAAACAATGTCGTTGCGAAACTGACCAAACCTAACAAACCCGAAACTTCACCCAAGGATGACTCCGTGGAAACAGCCCCCCCGGAGTCAGCTAAAACCAGCCCTGATGAAGCTACCATCAAAGCTATAGAAGCTAAATATAAAAAAGAGGTGGATGCTTTACGTAAGGAAATTGAGGAAGAAAAACGGATTCGGGAAGGCGATCGTAAAGAAACTTTTAAAGCTAAATTAGAATCTAAAGCACTCAAAACATTGTCTTCCATCCCAGACATTGATGATCCTGAAGGCGCGCTAGAAGTGTTCATGTTAAAACATGATATTGAAAATTTCATTCCTGGTAGTAATGGTTTAACCATTTACAAAACTTCTGAGGATGATAACGGCTTTATTTTGGATGATTTGATCAAAGACTGGATGAAAACAAAAATCGGTAAGAGATTCATTAAAGTGACTTTACCGAACGGTACGGGTAAAGACACTCCTGCAAACGAAAATTTATCCAACCAGGGCAAACCTAAAGATTTATTTGCTAAGAAAAAAGCTATGAAAGAAGGTAATATTCAACTTAGATTTTAAAAAGTAATGCCATTAACTACTTTAACCCCAACTGAACTTTTAGCAGCTAAAGCTACGGACTTTCTAGCTAACGATTTCTTGAAAGAAAGTCCCATGTTTGGGCTTTTGTCTAATCGTGTTATCAATCAACCCCAAAAAGCAATCGAATGGGGAGCTAAAGTTTCCCAATCTGCTGTTGGTGGTCGTGCAAGAACCGGTGCTTTGGGGGCAGACGATACTGCCGCACAAATTGTAGGCGCATCTATGAGTATTCCTGATTACTACTTTAAACATAAGTTCCAAGTAGGCAAGGATGAGATTGTCAACGCTGCCAGTACAGGTAAAATTTCGGCGGTTTCTGATCCTGTACAAACAGAATTGGAAGATGCTTTTGATGTACTTGTAAAGCGTATCAACAGCGTCTTATATACTGGTTCAGGTGTCGCCGATGCTACTAATTTTGGTGTAGTTGGATTAAATAACATTGTCGGTGCTAACCCCGCCACAGGTACTTATGCAAATATTAACCGAGCAACTTACACACGTTGGAGAGCTACCCGGACACAGGGAGCAGCTCCCGGAACACCTGAAGCATTGACACAAGCTCGTCTTGATAGCGTCTTAACTACCCGTAGAACAAACGGGGCAACTTACCGGGGAAATCAAAACGGTAACTTAGTCATTGTCACCACTGATCCTATTGAGCGCACCGTTTTACGCACTTTATACGGTTCTATCGTTGCTAACCAAAACAATGACTTTACATCGATGTCAAAGGACTTACAACCATATGTTAAGTATTTGGTGCAAGGTATTCCCGTTATTTCAGACGTTGATTGTCCCGCTAATACGGCATTCTTATTGGATCTTCGGCGTTTTGCTCTGTATAGCTTTGACCAAAGCAATGCAGACAGGAACAACGAGAAAATTCAATATATCCCCCTACGATATACGGATGAAACCGGAATGACTCCGGGTGAATCCACTCTCTGGGTACGTCTGGCTGATGTCAGTGATGAGCATCCAGATTTGTTATCTTTTGAACTAAGTGTAGCTTGCCAGCTAGTTTGTTACGATCCTATTGTGGGTATCACAAAACTAGAGGATATCAAGAATTCTATCCCATAACGATATAGTAATATATTGTTATATAAAAATCCCCCGGAGTCATGTAAGATTCACTCCGGGGGATTTTATCTCATATAAAAAGTTATCCCGTATAAGAAAATATCCTATATAATAAAGTCACTTTACTGACAAGTGAATATTGCACATTTTTATATGAGATGTTATCCTTAGTGAATAGTAATATCACTAACAGAGGACAAAAAATGTCTATTAATAACATCGAAGTAAAAATCATGTTAGTCACACCCGATCTAGCTGAACAGTTTTTGCATGGACAAAATGATAATAGAAAAGTGAACAAAACAGCTATAGACAAGTATGTGGGTGACATGATAAGCGGTTTATGGAAACCTTATGCACAACCTTTAATGTTTGACATAAACGATAAAATGATCGACGGACAACATAGATGTCATTCCGTGATCAAATCTGGTATTCCCCAAACCTTTATAACTTTATGGAATATACCAACAGATATCATGCAAGTTTTAGACACGGGACTAAAAAGAAAAACTTCTCATGTTGGTCAGATACTAGGATTAGATGTAAATGATAAGATGACATCTACCGTCAATCATATGTTTTTACTAGACCAATCTAGTAAAATAGAATTGTCGTCATCTAAAATACTAGAACTTTTTGATAAATATGAGGACGGTGTGAGATTCGCTTGTAAATATAATAAGGGTTTAGCTCTATATACTAGTGCGATGCTGAGAGCATTAATAGCTAAAGCGTATTACTATGAAAATCATAGTGATTTAGATAGATTCATGAGAGTTTTTTTGTCGGGTGTTCCAGAAACTAATGATGATATAGAGGCTTTACATATCAGAAACTATCATCTAAGTAAAAAAGCTGATGGTGTGGGATTTGGTCAATATTCACAAATAAAACCTTACTATCTTTTAGCTCAACAAGCATTAATAGATTTTCTTTTAGGTAAAACTTCCGATAAGATAGAATTAAAGAAAAAAACAGATTATTACCCTCTACCCGATCAAACATCCATGGAATATAAAAAACGTCTAGAATACTTTGAATATAATCTTTTAAAATGAAAGATTATCTCTTAATACAAATAGAATAAACGCAAACATGACTCCGGGGGTTTTCCGTATCACCCGGAGTCATGTTATAATGATTACAGAATTATTTCTAAGTGATCTTGAGTTTCAGTAAAGTGACTTTACTATAATTATGCCATCAGCACAAAATCCTCTTACGCTTTTTTATAATCAGTTCATAGGTGATGTGCTACCCGGCACACCTTTAGAAGAGCAAGAAATACAGTTTATTGCTTATTGTATTGGTTTTCCCAGGAATCAACAAGATTTTAATTGGAGGATAACCGAGACGCAAAATTATGAAATGGAAGTGATCAGGCTTCGACAAATAGTGATTGAGATTTTGCGTTTAGAACAGCTTCGGGAAGATTCTATAAGTAAGAACCAAGTGTCAAAAGTTGAGGATATTACCCTCAATATGAATTACACAGATAAAATACTTGATGAACTTTCGAGTAATGTTAAAATGCTTGCAAGAATGCTCAAGCTACCAGTTCTAGATAATCTCTATGTCTCAAGTGATGATGTCACAGGACGTTTAAATGATCTAGGGCAACTTTTACCAATGTCTAGGGGCGGTTCACACGATTCTTATCTAACAGCTAGGACGGTTAGATGATAAACGCTGTAACTTTTGAAGGTGATTTTTTTTATCAAAGAGAGCGTGATAGAGCTTTTCAAATATCATTAGATAAAACTATAGCTTTCGGTGTCGATGTTGCCGCTAGTTACACTCCTGTCAGGACAGGGAATTTAAAAAGTAGATGGGAAGGGGATGATGATAGTATTTTCAACGATGAGTATTACGCGAAATATGTGGATGATGGCACTAGTCGTTTTTCTGGTAGAAATATGACACTTAAATCTGTTCCAGATGTGACAGAAGAATTTATAGATAATGTAATAGATGCTTTAGAAAATCTATGAGTTTATATAGTGAACTGATAAACCTTAAACAAGAAGTGATAGGTATTAGAGAAGAATTAGGCGATCCAAGATTACGCCAATTGGTTTTTGAGTATCCTAACGAGTCTTCCCAATATTTTGTAGTTACACCTAAACTTGTGGTATCTCAAGTACCAGATAGAATGATTGGGCTACCGTTAGATAGTCGCTCAAATATCATGATTAGTGCTGAAGACTTATATATTAAAAACGTTTCTAGAAACGTACCTAAGGAGGCATTGAGAACTAGAGCGTGGCTAGATCCGGTCTATGACTCCGGGGGGATAATCACTTCAGGGTTGAACTGTAGAGCGCACGTTATAAATGACAAAGGAGGATTGAGTTACACTCTAATCCTCCGTAAAGAATATGATACAAGATCCTAAATTTTCCTGAGTATTGGAGGTGCGACGTAGTGATCGCGTCTAGTTGCTGTGAATAACTCCCCTGAATCACTCTCGAAATATATGGAACTTTCATCTATGAAATTTATCGTGTAAAGTTGTGGTCTATTGTTAGTGTGTGTCACAGCTTCTAGAACATCACCGATTTGATAATTCTTAGACATGGGTATCACCTGAAGAGCAATAAATATATGATAGCAATTATATGGTAAAACCATCCTTAATAAGTTCTAAAATTGTTCAATACTTGAACAGTGTGATATGGTTGCAATCTAAAGGTATTCAAGATCCACTTAAAAATGATCCTATAGTTGCATCGAAATCATACCCATCAAACATAATTACTGAATATCCCCCAGAGTCACTTAAGATTTACTCTAAAGATTCTAGGGTGAATGATTATGCTGGGGTCAAGCGATTGTTATGTGTTTATATTTATCCTTTCAGTATTACATGGGTATTCAATAGGGAAATTTATAAAACTTATCACCAAATCCCCCGGAGTCAACTATCAAATTTGGTGACTCAAGGATTACAATATTTGCTCATATCACCTCAAGGGATAGACCTTGAAGTTTTAAATATAGATTTAACCGACTGTGAATTTAAAGTGAGACCATCGGAAGATGTGAACAAACAAGAAAATCTTAATAGTTGGTCTGTGATAGCAAAGTTTGCTTTTGAAGTAACTTTTATATCATCCCCGGATGAATTTACAAACACTGACTATGCGGACATACAGCCAAGTATTTATGACTTTTTGAGTGATCCTATAGTGCCTGAAAGTGAATTTGAATTACTAGGATTGAATATAGAAGTCAATCACTCGGATTTACCTAGCGTGACTCCGGGGAATGAAAATTCGTATAGACTTGATGAGTTAATAGTTATACCCCCGGAGTCATGAGAAAATGATAGAAGGTTATCCCAACGAACAATCAACACTGAAAGAGTTTTGCGATTTTTATGGTTATAGAATTTACAACACAAGCTATAGAAAAAGTAGATGTGATTTATATGATCATTTAACAGGTGAAAAAGTTTTAGTTAATGTTTATCGTATCAACGCTCATAGATGGTTGATACATAAATATCTTACCATTAAACCTCATAAAGGAATAGTAAAGTGACTTTACCGTAATTAAAAATCACTATTAAGTGATTACATAAATATATAATGTATGTTATAATACTTATAGTACCTTGCAAGTTACTATATTTTTTTTATGGCTAATTTTCTTAATGGTGTGAATATCGGAACTCCCGGTGCTTATGCCTTTTACACAGCTACCCAATCAAGACCTGTAGATATACAACCTTTTAGAACTTGTTATCTAGTAGGTTTTAGTGGGACTGGTGCAACATCTACTAAAAATAAACCTACACGTGTATCATCGCTAGCGGATTTTAGCAATATCTATGGTACATCTGCAAGCACAGATAATGTAAGATTATTTTTTGATAATTCTGAAGGATATGGAAATCTATATTTTGTTAACGTTGCGATCCCTGTCCAGTATGATGTTGACATCTTAAACACTACAGCTGGATCATATCCCATCACTATTAATGGTGTCACTAAAACTTTAGTGGTGACTGGTACACCTACAATAACCGAAATCTGTAATAATTTTATTGCGTTAATAAATGCCGATGTAATTCTAAATAAAGAGGTTTCGGCATTTATCGATCCTGAAGATAATACTATCGTTATTCTGAAAGCGAAAAACCCATTGCAAACATTGACCGTCAGTGAAAGTAATGCGTTAATGGCTGCTGTAGTTTCCACACCTCCATCACCTAGCTATACAGACTACGTTTACACCATACAAAATGCTTTCGATCCTACTCTGGAAGCGGGTTTTGTGTGCGCTCCCGAAGCTTTTTCTTCATTCCTTAAAAGTGATAGGTTAAGTGTTCAAGTTGCTCTAGAAAACCTAGCAAGCGGTTCTCGTTATCAATGGGTTGCGCTAATTGACCCGGGGACACACACAGAAATTACTAATCCTGATAGAGCGATCGCGGAAGCCGCTACTTACACATCTGCACAGGGGCATAGTTGCTATTACTACCCTTATGTCGTGAATCTAACGAATGTTAAAATTCCGCCTAGTACAGGTATTGCCGGCTTGGCGTTGCTTAGATATGTTCGAGATGGTTTTGAAGAACCACCAGCAGGTGCTTTGTACCCTCTTAAAGGTGTGAAAGATGTTGCTTATCAAACCTCATGGTCTGAACAAAACGTTGCTAACCCTGAAGGTGTTAACATCATTCTAAATAAACCTAATTATGGGATTGTGGTTTGGGGAGCTAGAACACTGTCGGCAGATCCTCTATTAGTTTTTCTCAATACCAGAGTGATCTTAAACATCATCATCAATAGCCTTTATCGTGGTTTTGATTTTGAAATTTTCTCGGCTATTGGAGGAACTGGTGCGGTGTTAAACAATATCCAAAGAAAAGCGATTAACTTGCTCAATACTTTCTGGCAATCAGGGTTGCTATACGGAGCATCACCACAAGAAGCTTATGCTGTTCTAGGTGACACATCAGTGCAAGTACCAGCTTTATTACAACAAGGTATAGCCAATTTATTTGTATGGGTTGTTCCAGCAACTTTATTGGAAAGATTGATGATTAATATCAAACAAACAGCTATAGGTGATCTTCAAATCACTGTTGCTAGTGACACAACAGCTTTACAAGATTCTGTTAGCAGTGGTGAAGTTAGTGACAGTGTAACAGCACCATAATTCCCCCCGGAGTCAACAGGCTATCTCTTGTCATGATTCCAGGGAATCTTAGTAAAAAAATTTTATTAGAAGGACTATAAAAATGGCGGTCACAAGACAAAAACAACCTTTTTCTGTTAATAGTTATGGTGTAACACTAAATATCGGAAGTGCCATCAATTCGTCTTATTGGTCTAAGTGTAGTAAAATTGAAAAAACATATGAAACTTCTGATTATTCCGATGGTCAAACTAACATAATTTATAAATTACCAGGAGGTGTCAGATTTACCGATATCACATTGAGTAAACCTTTCACAGAAGATGATGCTGAACTTTTTACAGAATTACTTAAAGTCAATTCTGAAAGAAAATTCATAGAAGCTTTTATACAACCGATGTATAGAGACGGTTATTATAGCCAAAACATAGGCGGCGTTGTTATAGCTCAATTCTGCGTAGTTGTTTCAGCATCACTTATAAGTGAAATTGACACGGGCGGAAATTCTCCTACCATGTTGGAAACTGTTTTATCACCGGGTTATATTTCTTCCCAAGGTTCAACAATCTGGTGGAGAGAACCTGATTTACAGACAATTACCACGGGAACTAATGGTGCTTAGTCAGTAACTCAGCCCTAAAGGGACTGAGCTTGTAAGAGAAATCAAACAAGCTGTACTGACCAGTCTAAGTCTTAGCTGACTACGTTTTTTGAGTCATGACACCCTGTGGATGCGTAGCTAGTCCCCTGCTCTGTCATTTGCAATTAAACAGTTTTAAAGTCACTGAAACAGTGTTGCAAATCGAAAAAGCTCTTAAAACATTGACGAAGCTAACATTACCCAGAAATGGAGGGACTTATGTCCAAAATATTTGTTTTAGATACAAACAAAAAACCATTAGACCCAATTCACCCAGCACAAGCTAGACAATTGTTACGAAACAAAAAAGCAGCAATCCTCAGAAGGTTTCCGTTCACAATCATTTTGAAAGAACCATCCCCTGATACACCACATCTCCTTTTGAGATTAAAGGTTGACCCTGGTGCAAAATATACAGGGGTTGCTTTGGTCAACGATTCTACAGGAGAGGTTGTATTTGCTGCTGAGTTAAAGCATAGAGGTTTTGCAATTCGAGATGCTTTGACATCCAGGAGACAATTAAGAAGAAGTAGACGTGCGAGAAAAACTCGTTACAGAAAACCACGATTTTTAAATAGAACACGTCCAGATGGATGGTTAGCACCTAGCCTACAAAGTCGCATTGAAAATATCAAAGCTTGGGTTGAAAAATTACGCAAACTTGCACCAATTGCAGCAATTAGCCAAGAGTTAGTTCGCTTTGATATGCAGCTAATGCGTAATTCAGATATTCAAGGTAAAGAGTATCAACAAGGTACTCTTGCTGGCTATGAAACTAGGGAATTTTTACTAGAAAAATGGGGTAGACAATGCGCTTATTGTGGTGTTAAAGATGTTCCTTTACAGGTTGAACACATTCACCCGCGCTCTAAAGGGGGTAGTAATTCGATTACAAATCTGACTCTAAGTTGCGAAAAATGTAATACCAAAAAAGGGACTAAAGATATTAAAGACTACCTCAAAAAAGACCCATCTAAACTATCAAAAATCTTGGCACAAGCTAAAAGACCCTTAGCTGATGCAGCAGCAGTAAACACAACCAGATTTGCATTACTGGAAGTTTTAAAGAAAACTGGACTACCTGTAGAAACGGGTTCAGGAGGTTTAACAAAGTATAATCGCAGTCAACAGAAATTAGATAAAACTCATTGGCTTGATGCTGCTTGTGTTGGTACGTCAACGCCAATTCTCAAAATTAAAGGTATTAAGCCATTGTTAATTACAGCTAACGGTCACGGTTCAAGACAGTCATGTAGGACTGATAGATTTGGTTTTGCTTCGCGGTATGTTCCAAGATTCAAATTTGTCAAAGGTTTTCAGACGGGCGACATCGTAAGAGCCGTTGTTACTAATGGTAAAAAAGTAGGCGAATATGTTGGAAGAATTGCAACTCGTTCGACAGGAAGTTTTAATATATCAACTAAGAATGGATTGGTTCAAGGAATTAGCTACAAAGCTTGTACGCACATACATAGAAAAGATGGATATAACTACTCAACTTAGAAGATTCCATGCGACTAAAGTCGCCCGTGTCGCTTCCCTCTCAGGGCTAAAGCCACTGAGTTTCCCGCATACCGTGAGGTCTTATGAAAATTAAAACACAACAAGATGTTTTTCCAATTGAACTAGAAGATACTAATATCACTGATCAAGAACCGGAAATAGTAGGACAAAGAGAAGTAGAAAACATCAAAGTCGATGAGGTATTGACCCCTAGTGGTAAGGAAGCAATTTCTTTTATATCACCTATTACTCAATATGAAATTATCATCCTTAAACCATCTACCAGGGACATGATAAACATCGAAAGAGATATGAAAAAATACCATAAAGACGGAGGGAACTTTGAAAATGCAGTGGTAATGATTACACATCTACTTGTAGGTTACGGTGATAAACGAGGCGAAAAAATTTACAGTTTTAATAAAGTCATAGACACATTTAAACTGGAAGAGGTTATGCTGATAACTTCTATTTTAACTGAAGTTTTTTTCTCGTAGGATACTGTGATGAACCAGACGTGATAATGGTTAATGGCGATCCAGTAGAACTCAAAAGACTTGTGAAAAACATACTTTCTATATGTGGAGGTAATTACACTGAAACGTTTTATAGAATGATGTTAGAACCTCTTGAATCGATTAATTATTATATAGAAGTATTTAATGATTATCAAAAAGAGGTTTCAGAATCGATGAAAAAAAAATCTGAATGATGACTCCGGGGGGAGAAATTCCCCGGAGTCATTTTATAAAAATAATATGGTGAATTATTATGGCTAATAGGAATATATCTATTAATCTCCAATTACTGACAGGCACTTTTAACAGTCAGATGGATAATTTCATGAATGGTTTCAATAACCGTTTTAGAAATTTTAATCAGGATTTAACAAACTCTTTCTTTGGTTCTAACGGCGCATTTAGTATGTCGTTATGGGATCAAGCCTTTGATACTATCTATTATTTAGGTGTGAGAGCTTTTAGAGCTATTGGTGATGAAATAGGAAGAGCTATAGATTATCAAAACGACTTAATAAGTACAGCTTCTGCCTATCAAGGTTTATTGAATATATCTTTTGGTGAAGCTGAAAAACTAGCAAAACGATCTAACATAATTTTCCAATCTCAAAACGCATCTTTACCTTTTCAACAATTAGGTTCACAGTTTCGAGCCGCTTATGGAGATGACATCTTAAGTGCATTATATGATAAAGATAATATTGATGGGTCGTTATCACGAACCGCCACCATGATAGGTAGATTACAAGTATTAATGGGCAGTATTAGCGGTGTAACAAATTATCAACGAGCATCATTTCTGAGCAATGCTTTAAGTAGTGACTATAAACATTTAAATAGGCTGGAAGTATTAAGAAACTCTCCTCAAATGTCACGCGCTTTCAATCAAGAAGTAGCTAACGTTGGTGGTGTTGACATATTCAATAAATTAGATAGGAATGAAAGAATAAAACTCTTGGAACGTGTAGCCAACGCTGCAATCAGTGAAGATGTTATAAGTGCTTATAGTAATAGTTTAGGCGGCATTTTTAGCCGGATCATGTTACAATTTTTCGGTGATATAGGAATATTTTCTTTTACAAGAGAAATATTTGGGGAAGCTGATAACAACGTCATATCATCTTTAACCGGATTGTTTAAAGAATTGTTCAATCCTAGAGGAATTTTTGGGTTATTTTTTCAGTTTTTAAAAGGTGTTGCGGACGGTTTTCTAATCACTCTTAAAACAGCAATGGATGTTGCTGTAATCGTGCTGAAGCCATTAAATATGCTTGCTATGGTGTTATCACCTTTAGCACCACTTGTCTATGGCTTGAGTACAGCTTTGACTGTATTGGCGACTATAGGACTAGCAAAAGCAACAGCTTCAACAATTGCTAATATTGCTACTAATGGTGTAGGGGGAATTCTAGGCAGGGTAGGTTTAGGTTTTTTAGCACCGGGGGCAGGTGTTATTGGTAGTATGATAAATCCTGCTAACATCATGAAAGGGTTAGGGGGATTAATATCGTCTGGTTCTACTACAGTTGTTAATGGTTTCTTAGGTTTAGGAGCTGGCATAAAAGCCTTTAGCACTAGTTTAGTAGCATTAGCCGCCAATCCTGTGTTTTGGGTAGTAGCCGGGGTTGTAGGGGCGATTGCACTGGCAGGTTATACGATGTGGAAATACTGGAAGCCATTAGGAATGTTTTTTAATGGTTTCTGGGAAGGATTCCTGGAAGGATTAGAACCTGCCAGTTTAATGATGGACGGTTTCAATGAAGTCCTGGTGATGATAGGCAAATCGCTATCACCCATTGCTGACGGTTTTGATTCAATTTTCAGTTCTATGAAACCTGTTCTAGATGCGATCGCCACATTCTTTAATTTGCAACAGGAGGAAGGAAGTAGAGAGAATTTTGATGCAGGTAAGGCTATAGGTAAAGGTGCAGGTAATATAGTCAAATTTGGTGTAGGAGGATTACTAACAAATCCACTAATAAATCCCTTTCACGCGTTTTTTAAATTCCCCTCTTTCGCTTCTGGAAATGATCCTTATGGTTTCATGGATGCTGTTAACCGGGAATCTAGAGCCATGCCGACAGGCTCTAAACTAGCACTAGCCAATAATAGTGAAATGATTATCCCCCGGAGTCAACAAGGGATAATGGGTAATAATTATAGTTTTAATCCCACAGTGATAGTAAACGGAAACAGCAATGCAAATATAGCAAACGATGTCACAAACGCGTTAAATATTTGGTGGCAACAAGCTAAACTCGAAAACATCTAAGGATGACTCCGGGGGCATTACCAGATTTCGTATCTGGGAAACCAAAACTAAAAAGCGGAGAGGGACGGCTTTAGCCTCCCTCGTAGCAACAGTTTAGAATCCCCTCGGCTTTAGCCAGGGGAGAGGTCAAAATAAAGTCACTTTACCGTGTTCCCGAAGTCATGTTAAAATTATTACATGAGTATTAAATTTTACTATGTTTTATAGAAATAAAGCTGTTATAGATGGATTACCATCAATAAAAAGAACGGGATACCAATTTGCACAATTGGTAGAAGAAATTGACATAAATAATAGAACTAAAAGGACACCGGAGCAAAACAAAAACTTTTTATATGAAGGAGTTCCCGTTTACTCATTTTTAATGAATCCTGAATCTATTCAATGGTCATTACCAATTGAATATAGGGAGACTCAAATACCATACACAAACATGAATCAAGTGAATTTTGTTAGTGGCGGAAACATCGCTATGACAATCCCCGAAATGATTCTAGATTCACATGAAGAGAGTAAAAGTATAGAATTACTTCTAAATCGTTTAATAGAGTTAAGAGTACCTACAACTAAAAACGGGCTAGTATCTTATCCTAAACGTTTATATTTTAGATGGGGTTCGTATAGGTTCGGTGTGTGCGTGCTGACAAGCATACAAACAACTGTAACCAAAGTCATAGACGGAAAACCAAGTAAAGCCAGGGTGTCTATAACGCTTAAAGAAGTTCCCGCGATCACACCTAGTAGTGCAATAAACGAAGCCAAGAAAACTATATCTACCGCCACGGGTAAAATTCCCGGAGTCATTATCAATACTCCTACACCAACACTAAAGAAAGCTTTAAGCGGTAAGCAAATAGAAGACGGTAAAACAGCAGTTAATAAATATTTAGCTGTTAAAAAAACGTTGCTAGCTAAAAAAACTAGAGATGTTTTAAATGATCCTAAAGCGTCAATACAAATCAATAAAGATACTGGATCAGTTGATTTAATTAACTCTACTAATGGTAGTGTTATCAATTTAGGTATTTATAACGGTAATATTTTTGTACCAGCTATTTAAATTATGACAACGCAAGAATTTATGTCGGGTGAAACTTTTGAAGGTACAGAGTATTGGGGTGAGATTTTACCAGGGGAAGATTTTAACAAGAATGATCCTAGAATAAAACCTAATACGACAGATTCCATTTTAACTAGAGGTAATCAAAAAATAATAGAACAATTGCAGAAAGGTGATTATTATAATGTCGAATATCAACAAGGTAAAACTCTCAATAAATTAGCAACAGAATATTTAGGTGATAGTTTTGCATGGCAGATAGTTGCAGAAGTTAATGAGATAGATCCTCAAAAACCTATAGACATCAATAAACTTTCTAAAAGTGGTTTAAAAATACCTGATCAAAAAATATTACAAGAAAAAGCTGTTAAGTACATAGTTAACTCGCCTCAAGGTAAACAAATAATAAAAGATGTTAAAGGATCAATTTTAGATTTTGCTGGAATAGGAGAAAACTCACAAGATGAATTTTCTAAAGGTATTAGAGAATGTGTTAATAAGATCATAAATTTCAAATTTGATGACACTAAAACGAAATAAAACAGTTTTAATATGACTCAAGATCCATATATAAGTATCAATATTGGCAATGATACTTTCACCACAGGTAAAGAATTGGTTGGTGCTAATGTAACGATAGGTGAAGGTAAAAAGCAAAACTATTGTGTTTTCAGTATTTATGATCCGAACGGATACTATGCGGATAAGTATATATCAGCTAGCTACGTGACAAACGGAATAGAATTACCAAATGAATTTTACGAAACAACAACAGAAAATAGTAATAATGTTGTCACAGATATTGACGCAGGAGGGGGAACAGTATCTAAAGGGGGGATTTTTACACCAGAAATAAGAGCATTTTTAGATACCGTTGCTTGGAAAGAAGTTGCCCCTGGAACTGAAACGTCACTACAAGGTTATTACTCAATATCCCTAGAAAATGGTAAATTTCTATCTGTTGCCGAAACTGAAGCAGGATATCCTCCTTATGGCAGGAGGT